TAATTTAGCTCCCATGATCCGTGATCCGTCGGCCAGTCTTTGTGAACCTGATGTATTGGTTGCTGTAATAGTCCAGGTATTAATATCTTCTCTATTAGACCATCTAACAAACATTTCATCTTGAGTAGAAGTATCTCCAACAGTGGTTTCAGTTCCAAATAAAACTAAATGTCGATCAGGTGTAGATACCAACATGGTACGTGAAGCTGTTGGCGCCCCACTAATAATAGTGGCTCTTGTTGCAGTAGCATTGCTTAAATTTGAATTCCATTCGAAACAGGGACCATTAACAATAAGAGCAATTACGTTTTGTCCAAAACTGTCAATGACCCATAAACCTGGATCAATAACTTTATCAGTGTTGGTTGATGCACTGCCCCAGCCAGAATAGTCTGAAGTATCGGTAACGGTTGCTCCAGTCAAATGAGCAGCTCTGGTAGTTCCCCTTACTGCTCTCGTAATTCCTGTTAAATTGCTTCCTGTAACTCCTGTGTAAGATATTTCTTCTGTGCCTACTTGAATATAATTGGTACCTGAAGTTGGAAAACCGGTTACAGAAGTTAAAGTAATGCTAGTTCCTGAACTACCTGTTCCATAAACATCATCTCCTAAAGCTCCATTTAAAGTTGTAGTCTTAGCTCCAGAAACAGTTCCACCAAATTGAGATATACCCCACCCGTATGCCCCTAATTGTTCAGCAGGACCAACGGGATAATACCATTTAACAGACAGATCTCCATCGGTAGCCGTTGCACTGGCAGTAGATCCCATAGTAATAGTAACTGAGGTACCATCTACTACTTCGGTTATCATAAAAGTTTTATCATCAAAATCAGAAGCCGAATAACCTGAACCTGTTGGAGGAGTTACACTTTCAAGTAATAAAATATCTCCTGCGGTCATTCCAGAGGTTGTAGATAAAGTAATGGTAAGAATAGCAGAAGCATTAGTACAAGCTAATTTATTAGTTAATGCTCCAAAATCAGTTTTAATGGGGTGAATGTCATAAAAAATTCCCCCTGTATATGCATATAAAATTCTATTAGTTCCTATAATGGAAAAATTAATTGAAGATTGACTAATTACATGGTGTTGGGCTCTAGCTACTCCTGTTAGAGTATTATCCCCTAATTGAGACCATCCGCCTATTTTTTCTGGAGTATTATATCTAAATCTAACATTTTCTCCACCGGTCCATTGTCCTTCAGCTCCTGTGGGAGTAACTTGTTTGTTGAAACCAGGTAAAAATTCTATTTTTTGTAACATATAACCTCATTATAATACTATTTTACAAATGCTGGTAGTCCTAGCATAGGTCTACCATCAAATTTGTTTTTTTCAGCAAATGGGCCATTCACATGGTTATAATGAAGAAAGACTTGTCCACACACGTCTCCTTCAAAAGGTTCTCTCCAATGCTCTAATTCGCATCCACTATATACTAACATATCTCCAACATCAAGGAGAACTTTAGTGCCTGCAGGAGCATTAGGTTTATGTATATTTTTATGTTCATCTATTACATTATCGGCTCCTGTACCATCTATAAATATAGGCCAGGGATCTCCGCCTAAATTAATAGTTGTTGAAATTTCACAGCTAGGTCTATCTTTATGACGTTTTAAAATGTCTCCTTTTTTATAGAGTCTAGCATAAGAATAGGTAGGAATTAATTCTAGCCCTGTTTCCTGGGCCATGATGGGTAGTACTTTAACCAGAAGCGTTTCCATTACAGGATCTGCATAATGAGAATAAGTATTGGGTATTTGTTTATCTGTCCATGTACCCAGCATCCCAATGTCATAGGTGAGGTTATTTTTATACATCCAATCAACTGCATCCCGTTTAAGTAGAAAATAGTTAAAGATAAAGTTAGCTAGCTCATAGCTAACTGCTTTTTTAATTACTTGATATTTATTAAATTTTTCCATTTAGTTGATAATTCTTAGGCATTACTTCATATATAATACCATCTTCTTTTTTAATTTCTAGTCCTTCTTTACTATAAAATACATCTTCTATCTCTTTTTCTGTATGAAGAATTCTTCCATTTAAATTATTATCTTGAGGATTGTGTAATTTTATAACACACGGAATCTTTTCTATCCCTAGTTCTTTAGCGATGACCATGCGATTATTGCCAACCGTTACTTTAAGGGTGCCGTCCTTTAATTGATTAATATACACAGGATCTCTCATACCATATTGAGTAATAGATTCTAATAAAGTATCATGGAATTTTTGTTCTGTACCATTAACAAATTCTGGTCTTGTAAGATGGGTAATATCTTCTACGGGTAATTCTTTATAAACTAAACCGGTCATTGAAACCCTTCTTGTATAAAATTAAAACTAATTGAAATCCTTCTTTCATCAGATTGATTGGGTTCTACCTCGTGCCATAGCCATGAAGGAAAAATTACAGCTCTTCCTGGCAACGGGTCTAAAAATACCTGACACCATAAGTGATGCGCTTGTTGAATATTTTTTCTTAAAGGTAGTACAAGTTGAGCGCCTGGTCGCGGATCTCGAAGAATTAATTTTCCAGAATTAGGGGAACCCTTTACATAGTAAACACCACTAAATAAACTATTGGGATGTATATGAGATTTATTATAAGCATTTGGATAATTAATATTAGCCCACATATTACCTAGTCTAGCTTTTTTTTCTAATAACTCTTCTTCCCATACTTGGTTTATAGCTCCGAAGAGGTGATCCACTAAAGGTTTATATTCTGGTTTGTTGTGCATATCCGTTTGGGAATGCCAACCTTTAATATTAGTTTTTTGAAGACCCTTGTCTTTTTGAGACCATTCCATAATATCTTTTTCTAGTTTATTATTCATTAAATGGGCGTCTGGGATATCAACAGCATAAATTGCAGTAGGAAAAAAATATTGTTTAAGCAACATAACTAAACCATCCTGTAATAATTGTTTTAGATTCAGTCTGACTTATTTGACCTCGATGAGTATGGGTCCAAATAGCAGGCCATATTAAAGTTAAACTTTTATGTGCCGGAGCTGTTATGTTTTGATATTTAAATTCGGTCCCTCCATCTTTAACATTATTTAAGTAAGTCATAAAAACTAAGTGTCTTTTAATACTCTCCTCATGACCTGTATTTTCCCAGTGCCATTTATAATAACCTTCATTAGGTTGGTAGTGTTGTATTTTAATATTGTTTTCAATGTTAAAAGGATGTACGTTTTTTGCCTCTGTAAATGCTAGAAGATAGTTATTACAACATTGATGTAAACATTTTAAATAATCTGGAAGATGAAAATCTATTACAGGCACGGGACAAAACATCTCTGTTCCTTTTTTTACTTCTTCGTTCACCTTAGGTTTGGACCCTACTTGACTTGGATACTTTTGATCGGGATGGTCATTAAAAAATTTTATAACCTTGTCACAAACAGTTTCAGGAATATAGAACCCCTTTATAAAAGTGCTGTCATCGAATGGATGTTCGATCATCTAAAAGGTTTCCCACCAAACCAACACACTAAAGATTGTCTCACTCCTCTAGTTACTGGTTTAACCCTATGATTAATAAAAGAAGCGAAAGCCAGTCCCTGTCCTTGTTGCATAGGTTTCGCAGTGCTCCTTCCTCCAATTTCTAACTCTCCTCCTTCAAATTCTGATGAATGATTTAATAAAACAGTCATAGAAATTTTTCTAACCGGAGGCTCCTGGGTCATAACTAAATCGCAATCCATATGCCAATCATAGAATCCTCCTGTAGGGTATTCTGTAAACTGAACCTGTTCTGTAACCCTTACGTCATCAAAACCAAAATGATTTAAATTTGCTTTTTGTATAAAGACATTTAAGGATTGATACATCTGAGACATTTCCTGAAAAGGTATCCAACTAATTGTGGTTACTCTTTTCTTAGTATCTACACCTCCTCCAGGTCTATCCATTCCTACTTTTGCTTGGCGTGGGGGCTGTCTTCGTCCACACTCTATAATCTGCCTACATTGATCAGGCGTAAAGAGTGGGCTAGTTGTTTCAATTATCCAGCTTTTCCATTTAGGTTCTGTTATAATTGTATTTTCGTACATTATTTATCTCCCGTTATAGTAGTATTAAAAGATATAATAACTTTAGGTTCTTTTAAAGTATTTAATGGAGATTGATGTAAGTAAAAAGAAGGGATTGTTAATATCTGTCCTTCTTTAACCTCTACTTTATATTCTTTTTTACAAAATCTTATTTGAGTACCTAGAGAGGGGCTAGTATTTTTTAAAAAATATATATTTGTAAAATGACACCGAGGATGCACATGCCATGTGTGGTAATCATTTTGATTATACCACTGAAACCACATATTATTTAAAACCATAACAGTTTTCCAATTTTTAACACTTGTTTCATTTAAATATTTTAAAAACTCTTGTTCAAATTGTTTATAAATATTGTTTAAAAAATAAGAAGCATACTCTCTATAAAAATCTCCCGGTAAATTAAAATCTGTATGAGAAATTGCTTCATATGGATTAGGTGGAATTTTTTGTATTAAACCCATAATATTGTTTTTATGTTGTGGAGCGTTAGGCACATCATATAAAAAACTTAAAGGAATATTTTCTAACGCAATCATTAAGTCGCCCCTCTATTTTTAATAGGATCAAATAAAACATCCATGTTGGCTGCAACAGTTAATCTTTCTCCTGGTCCATTAAAAGGATAAACACAGTGTCTTATATCGTAAGGAAAAATAAACAAGTCTCCTGATTTTATATTGGCCGGTTGATAATCTATGTTTGCAAACATACCAGAAGAAGAGCCTAATACCATTAACTGGCCATTTAAGGGCTCGTGTGCGGATGAATATTCTACTCCATAACTTTGAGGTACATCTACAATAAGAACTGAAGATAGCCCTGTAAATAAATTTCCTTGATGAACATGAACAGGATTGTATTCATGTTCTGTCATTTTGTTAATCCATACAGAACATAGGGTACATGTATAATCTCTAATTTTATTCCACTTTAAATAATGGTTAAACGCCATATAATAAAAATCAATTATTTGCTTAGATAAAAAGTTATGCGGATATATCTTCTTTTCTGGAACATCTGGTCCGTCATAAAAAAAAGATTTTTCATTATTAATTTTTCCTACTAATTGAGGGTTAGCAGGAGGCATTTCATTACATTTATCTCTATATATATATTTTAATTGGGCTACTATGTCAGCCGGTACGTTATAGCGTAAGACTGTTTGACCTAAGACTGTTATGCTAAAGTCCATTCTTTTCCTCATCTAACTTAACTTCGGTGTAAGTTTTAGCACCTTCTCTTATAGTTGAAACTTCCTCATTCGGTAAAATTTTTATAGGAAATTCTTTTAGACTTAATTCAACGCCAGCTAAGTATCTATTGTTTCCGTAAACCACTTTATATTTACCCCCTTCTTCAACAACTAATAATGGATTAATGATAGAACCGGTCTTCTTTATATGATCCCTTACTTTTTTGTATAGATCACTTTGTCTCTGATTTTCCGGCTGCATCTCCAGCTGCGTGTTGCGTAGAAATAGCTTCTCTCTTTTGACTTTCAAGTATACCTCTTTCTTTTTTAAGTCTTTCAATAGATTCCAATTGACCTAATACATTAAACACTTCTGGCTGACTTGAACCAGCTGTTAGGGTCTCTTTTCTATTTTGCATTATTTTATGATAAGACTCTAATTGATGTGCATTAACATTTCCTTTATCGAACGAGCCATCATCATTTTCTTTTTTAATTTTTGACCAAAGTTTAATTTCTCTCATACGATCTTTAGCAACTAACTGCATATTAGCTAAACCATATCTCGATTCGTCTAAATCTATTTTATACTTTTCTAATTTGTATTCGTCTTTTTCTGTTTCTAATTTTTTTTCTAACCATTTAATTTTTGCTTCTTTTCTTCTACAATCAAAAGACAAAGTCATTAAATTTTCTAGATAAACATTTTGTTCTCTTACACATTGCCAATATTTAGAAGCTTTATTTGGATATTTAAAATCATTTAAAACTGAAAACCTCATTTCAGTTTCAGTTCTAAAAATTTGTTTCTTAGTCCAAGTGTCTCGAAGCTCTTCTATCATTGATTTAAATGCAGAAACATCTTGTGGGTCTAATAAGTTATTTAAAGCCGGAGCTTCTTTTTCTATAAGTGCATGTATATTTCTTTTTTCTGTCATAATAATCCTTTCATAAACTATATTATAATACTGGACTTAAAAGTCAAGTATTACGATGCTGTAACAGTAACAGTTGTCGCCGCCGCTCCGCTATATTCTTCAACTACATTTGATGATGTAGGAGGAGGAGATGTAGGATAAGCCCCTGCGAAAAAACCGGTTGTTCCAGTTTGACATGCAGCTCTATTAGTAAAGCCTGGATTTGAAGGTATTCCTCCGGCAGCCCAACATGTCCCATCCCATTCTTGAGCAGGAAGAGCTCCAGTTGGCTGAGGTGTGCAAGCATTTACAGCTGCTGTTAGATCTCCAAACATTTGAGCAGAGGTAGTATTTAAAGCTGGGTTTAATGTTGTCCAAGAAGTTCCATTAAATGATTGAGTTGCTCCGGGTCCATTGTCAACTGCAAGAGTTGCAGTTTGTGTTCCCACAAATTTATTAAAAGTAGCACTTGGATTTGCTGCGCCTGCAGTCCAAGAAGTTCCATTATAAAGATTAAATGCGTTTGTTCCTGTGTTAAGGTTTTCACCACCTCCACAATAAGAAGCCGTTTCAGTCAGTCCTCCGGCATCAGCTCCTCTAATGGGAGTAGGATAAACAGTTTCACCTGACCAAGATGCACCATTATATGAATTTACATTATTTGAAGTCCAAGGAGGACCACCTCCCACACCAATCGCTGAGTTTTGAGCGCCACCTCCAGCCACCATTGCGTATGATACTGGATAAGTGCCTCCTACAGTCCAATTAGTCCCGTCATATTCCATAGTAACATTGGATCTTCCGCTTGGGTTATCCCCAGTGGCAACTAATCCTGCTGTTACGGTACCGGCACCAAGTCCACCAGAGGTGGCAGTTGGTAAAACATTAGCCGTACTAAATGCGGATGGTGCATAAACATATCCTTTTAAGGTTGATGTTGATGTATTGTACCACATCTCCCCATAAATTGGGTTACTAGGATCTGAAGATCTCATTGGTATATTGTTTCCGTGTATGTCTATATAAGTTGCCATAATTTTTTAACTCGTTGTTACTGTTTGTGTTGCTATTGATCCTGGATCAAATTCAGAGCACCCATCAGTATTAAAAGTTGGGTTACCCGGATAAGTTCCATTAGCCATAAAACCAGATGCTCCTTGAACACCACCAGAACCTTGACCACTTCTTGCTTCGTAAGTGACGGTAGCTGGACTATTTGCCCATGTGGTTCCATCGTATTCTTCTGTAGATGTGTAAGTTTCAGTTATTGCAGGTGTGTAACCACCTCCTGCCCACGCTGTTGCTGCTGGACCATTTTGACAACTTGAAAAAGAATATCTTGGGGTATTCAAACTAGCTGGGGATGCAGTCCAAGATGTTCCATCCCAATCTTCTTGTTGATCTCTTGTGCCTGGATAAGAAGGAGGGACTCCTGATTCTCCTCCAAAAACTATTGCTGCAGTAGATGTACCACACGCACCCATAGCGGTTCTACCGATAGCCATTGGGTTTAATGTTGTCCAAGCCGTTCCATTCCATGTTGTTGTTGAAGGTTTAACCGTAGCAGTTGTAGGGGCAGGTGATGATCCACCCAAAAAATAACCCGCTGTAGTAGAACCAAACCCACCAGTATTTTCTACTAAGTTTGGTGAATTAGGGAAAGTAGTAATATTAGCCCATGCTGAACCATTCCATTGTTCAGAATTTTGACCTGCTCCGCCGACAGTAATTGCTGAAGCTTTAACTCCTACTCCATTAGAACTTGCATAAGTTGATGTATTTAGACTTGGAGTTGCCGTCCAGGTGGAACCGTCATACTCCACACTTGTAGAAGTAGCACCACTTGTGTAACCACCAAAGATTTGAGCAGCGTTTTTACTGTCCGCAAATCCAGCTGTACCTCTGGCAGCATATGGTGTAGTAGCTCCTGATGTCCAAACAGCAGCGTTATATGTTCTCATTTTTAATGAGTTTGAAGTCGAGTTATACCAAACCTGTCCCGTTATTACAGGACTAGGGTCTGATGAAAGGTATTGTACCTTTTGGCCCGATATGTCGTAATATGTTGCCACTTATAATTACTCCGTTAATGTTATGTCTTCTGCTCTAGGTACGTACACTATTCTTGAAGGGTCTTTTGTTTCATCATCAGCCGGTAGCGCATCCCACGCAGCCTGTGATGCAGCAACTGCTGCGTCAACAATTGTTTGTGCTTCCGATAGAGTTTTGTTTACTCCAGCTACTCCAGCGATCCATCTGTTAGAATCTTGACTGTTAGCAGGTATTCTCCACACATCACCGGGGCATAATCTTGGTCCAATGTTTCTTGAATCACTGGCTGTAATAAAACCTTTTCCCCAATTTGTTGCTGTACAGTATTGATAATTTGCCATAGTTTCCTCCTTAAGACGTTGTAATTGTTACTACTCCAGTAGCGCCTACTAATTTAAACGAACCAGTTGTAGAATCATAATAAACTTGACCTTCGATTGTACCAGTTGAACCTGTTTTACTTTCAACTGCCACACCTTGTATTTCTCTATACTCAGCCATTATTTATTCTTTAGAAGCCAACCTTGTGTTGCACCAGAATAAGCCAAAGTGAAACCAGCACGTTCTGTTGCTACTGTTAAAGTCGCATCTGCTAATCCACCTTGTATTTTTTCTCCGCTACCAGGGGTGACTGTTAAATTATTTGTATCAAATGTTGCTGCATAATCTACCAGGGAAACTTCATCGCCAAGTGTTCCTGCTGGCAATGTTACATTACAAACATTTGAAGTTGTATCAATAAAGTATCCGTTTCCAGCGACAGCAGTTAAAGTTGCTGATGTATGAACAGCTTGCCATGATGTACCACCTGAGTTATCCACCCATGATAAAACACCACCTGTTGTTGATGTTAAGATTTGATCATTAGAAGTAGCCACGGCTCCTGGCCATGTAATAGTATAAGTTGTAGTCGCGCCCGCTGCTTGGTGAGCAACATATTGATTACCAGTAGTATCTTGTAATCTTAAATCTCCTTGAGCTAAAATATTTAAATTTGTTCCATCTGTTGTTAGACCTGCAGCTCCACCAAAAGCTCCTGAATTATTATATTGAAGTTGTGTATCTGAACCTGCGA